GTCTACCGGTTCATGCAGGAGGATTCCAAGCCCCTGTACGAGACGGTCAAGGCGCTGTCGGATTACTTGACACGGCAGGAGGCGGCATTGCATGGCTGACCTCTCAAAAGTTCTCGGCGGTCCTTGGTCGCCACCACCAGAAAAGCGCGTCGCATCACCAGAGGAGCAGCTCATTGATGCCATCCGAGAAGCAGGCCTTGAGCCACCGGAGCAGGTGGTCTTTGATGGCAAGCTGCACCGGTTCAGGTCCGGCACCAAGGGCAGCGCCAAAGCAGGTGACAAGTCTGGCTGGTATGTGGTCTTCGGTGATGGCGTGCCTGCCGGTCGGTTTGGATGCTGGCGCATGGGGTTCGAGTCACCCTGGCGTGCTGACGTTGGCAGAAGGCTGACAGCCACAGAGGAGATGGCACACGCCAGGCGGCTGGCAGAGGCCAAGGCGCTGCGCGAGGCAGCCTTGGAAAAGCAGCACGAAGTAGCCGCTTCGACCGTGGAGGCAATCTGGACGGCGGCCCAGGCAGCCAGTCCCGATCACCCGTACCTCAAGCGAAAGGGCATTCAAGCGCACGGTGCCAGGATCACAGGAGACGGCAGGCTGATCGTGCCCCTGTTCGACAAGGATGGCGCACTGGCCACCTTGCAGTACATCGACGGAGAAGGAGGAAAACTCTACCACCCAGGCGGCGAGGCCGGTGGGAAATTTTGGATGGTAGGCTCACTGGATGAGCCTGGCGCACTGTTTGTGGCCGAAGGTTTCGCAACGGCGGCCACAATCCATGAGACGACAGGCCGCCCCTGCGTGGCCACTTACAGCGCCAGCAGCTTGGTGCCGGTAACTGGCAGTTTGCGCGAAATGTTCGGAGCAGCTCAGGATATTGTGATCGTCGCAGACCATGACAAGCATGGCGTCGGGCAAAAGTATGCCGACCAAGCCAGCGCGAAGTTCGGGGCCAGGGTGATTATCCCACCTATCGAGGGCATGGACGCCAACGATTATGCACAGGCTGGGCACGATTTGGTAGGCCTGCTGGTGCAGCAAACTGGCTCAGCCGTGATCGACAAGCTGCAGGTGGTGTTCGGTGACCAGCTCGGCAGCGATTACGAAGCACCAGACGAGCTGGTGGAAGGCCTGATGACCATCGGCAGCTCGGTGGTGGTCTATGGAGACAGCAACTCCGGAAAGACCTTCTGGGCGCTGTCAGTGGCCACGGCCATCGCAAGTGGCGAGGACTGCTATGGCCGCAAGACCGACCCCGGACTGGTGGTGTACCTGGCCAGCGAAGCCCCGGCCAGCATCCGGTCTCGTATGCAGGCCATCAAGAAGTTTCACGGCTGCAACCTGGAGAACCTGGCGATGGTTCCGGTCCCGATGAATTTTTATGTCGGAGACCAAGATGCCCATGATGTGATTGAGCTGGTGCGAGCCATCGAGATCGCCAAGGGCAAGCCGGTGCGACTGATTATTGGCGATACGCTGGCCAGGATGAGCGCAGGAGCCAACGAGAACAGCGGCGAGGACATGGGGCCAGTCATGGCCAGATTTGACCAGGTGGCCACCGCCACAGGCGCTGCCATGATGATTATTCATCACAACGGCAAGGACGCTGCTAGAGGCGCTCGCGGCTGGTCAGGTATTCGTGCCCACATAGACACCGAGATTGAGGTCTCCGAAAAGGACGGCAGCCGGTCTGTGACGGTTACCAAGCAGCGCGAGCTGCCCAGTAAGGGCGAGACGATCTACTTCCGTCTGGAGGTGATCGAGATGGGGATCAGCAAATTTGGCTCGCCTTCCACCACCTGCGTGGCCGTTCCAGATCAGGAAGCAAATGACACGAAACCCCACAAAAAACCCACAAAACACGATGAGAACGTGCGCACAGTTGAGCGTGCTTGGTGGGCATCAGGTGCCGAAGAGCGCGAGGGTTTTCCCTACGTCAGCAGGTCGGCGATGCGTGAACTGCTGGTCAAAGATGGGGCGACTGAGCGCACCGCCAAGAACAAAACCGAGGCATCCAGATCGGGTTCAATCATCGAGCAACTGCTCAATGCAGGCACTTTGGAGACCTTCGAACATGGCTGGATTTTCAGCAACAAGACCCAGGCGAGCGCAATGCTCATGCAGAAAAATGCCCCAAAAAATCGCCCCTAATCGCCCCTCAGTGCCCCTGGGACGGTTAGGGGCGATAGGGGCAAAAGCCCAGAAAATCGCCCCTCCCCGCCCCTCACACCTATAGGTGAGGGGCAGAGGGGCACTGGGATGCGGGAAAATTGGGACAAAGTTATCCACAGGAAAGTAAGCAAGCACTAACATGACACAACCAATCGACCAACCCAACTTCGCAACCTGGGAGCGCGACAACCTAGTGCGCTTTTGCCAGGACTGCTACGCTGCCCTGCTGGCCGAGCAGGAAGCAAACGAGCAGCTCAGGATTGACCTCAAGGATGCGATGAAGATGGCGCGGCAGCAAATTCTGAAGGACAATGCAGCATGACCACGAAAACACACAAAGCAAAGACTGGCGCAAAGAAGCCAGTCAGAAGGCATGAGAACAAAGCCGAGTTGATCGGCCTGGTGCTCTCAGGAATGCGTAACGGTCTGAGCGCCTTCAAGGCCTGCGAGGCCGCTGGTTTGTCGCAAAGCACTTTCAACCTGTGGGTCAATGAGGACGCAGAACTGGCCGCAGAATACGCGCGCGCGAGGGAAGACCTGATCGAGCGCATTGCCAACGAGGTGATCGAGCTGAGCGATGCCGATGTCGGAATGCAGCCAGATGGCAAGAAAGACTGGGCAGCGGTGCAGAAGCATAAGCTGCAGGTCGATACCCGCAAGTGGCTGCTGTCCAAGCTGGCCCCGAAGAAGTATGGCGAGAAGATCGAAGTTTCTGGCGATCCTGCCAATCCGCTGGTGCAACGCATTGAGCGCGTGGTGGTCGGCAAGTGAGACATCACAACATCATCAGCGTGAGTGGAGGCAAGGACTCGACTGCTCTCCTCCTTTTGGCCATTGAGCGCCAGCCTGACAACTTGCAAGCAGTGTTCGCAGACACCGGACATGAACACCAGCAGACCTACGATTACGTCCAATACCTCAACGACAAGGTATTCCCAATCCGCACAATCAAGGCCGACTTTAGTGATCGGTTTAAGACGAAGCGCAAGTGGGTAGAAACGAAGTGGCGTGAGCAAGGAATACCAGAAGAGAAAGTACAGAGAGCTTTGGCCGTTCTGTATCCAACAGGCATCCCGTTTCTTGACTTGTGCGTGGTTAGTGGCCGATTCCCAAGCACGAAGGCCGCATTCTGCAGCCAGGAACTCAAGCGCAACCCAATCATCGAGCAGGTACAAATGCCATTGCTAGATCAAGGCGACAAAATCTGGTCATGGCAGGGAGTGCGTGCTGATGAAAGTCTGTCTCGACGAAATTTGGTTGAGTTGGAGGAGGTTGGAGGCGGTCTTTGGAACTACCGACCAATCCTCAAGTGGACTGCCGAAGATGCGTTTGCTATGCATCGAAAACACGGTGTAAAGCACAACCCGTTGTATGAGCAGGGCATGGGTCGTGTTGGATGTATGCCATGCATTAACACCCGCAAGGATGAGCTATTAGAGATCAGCCGCCGATTTCCAGAAGAGATCAAGCGCGTTTCAAAATGGGAAAAATTAGTTCAGGAAGCTAGCAAAAAAGGGTCTGCAACGCTTTTTGCCGGAGCAAACAGAGGTGAAAACCTAAGTCCAGAGCAGTGTGTAGAAGTGGCAAATATTTACTCTATGGTCGAGTGGTCAAAGACAAGTCGAGGCGGCACACAGTATGACTTTTTGCGCGTTCAGAACGATGGTCCAGTATGCTCGTCAATTTATGGGCTGTGTGAATGACAACTCTTCAACTACCCACCCCAGAATGGGCGCTGCCTCTGCTGGAGCCCAGCCGCTACAAGGGCGCATGGGGTGGCCGAGGCTCGGGCAAGTCCCACATGTTTGCCGAGCTGATGATCGAGGCTCACATCATGGACCAGAAGCGGCGCAGCGTCTGTGTCCGTGAAATCCAGAAGTCTCTCAACCAGTCCGTCAAGCGCCTGCTGGAGACCAAAATCCAGGACATGAACGCTGGCGCTTACTTTGAAGTCCAGGATGTTGTCATCAAGTCCAAGAAGGGCGACGGGGCGATTATTTTCCAGGGCATGCAGAACCACACAGCCGACTCCATCAAGTCGCTGGAGGGTTACGATTGCGCCTGGGTTGAGGAAGCCCAAAGCCTGAGTCAGACCAGCCTAGACCTATTGCGGCCAACAATCCGCAAGCCTAACAGCGAGTTGTGGTTCACCTGGAACCCGCGCCAGCAGTCCGACCCGGTGGATTTTCTGCTGAGAGGCCCAGAACCTCCAAAGGATGCCACTGTCATCAAGGTCAACTTTGGGGATAACCCGTGGTTTCCGGACGTTTTGCGCGACGAGATGGAGTACGACAAGCGGCGCGATCCCGACAAGTACAGCCATGTCTGGATGGGCCAGTACCTGACCAACAGCAGCAGCCGAGTGTTCAAGAACTGGCGCGTTGAGGACTTCGAGGCACCGCCAGACGCCATCCACCGCCTCGGCGCTGACTGGGGCTTTGCCGTCGATCCGACCACCCTGGTGCGCTGCCACATCATTGGCCGCACCCTCTACATCGACTACGAGGCCTACATGGTCGGCTGCGAGATCGTGAACACCCCCGAGCTGTTCATGACCGTGCCAGAGGCCGAGAAGTGGCCCATCGTGGCCGACTCGGCCAGGCCAGAGACCATCAGCCACATGAAGAAGAACGGCTTTCCCAAGATCATGACGGCGATCAAAGGCCCGAAATCAGTCGAGGAAGGCATCGAGTTCCTGAAGAATTACGACATCGTGGTTCACCCGCGCTGCATCCACACAATTGACGAGCTGACCCTTTACAGCTATAAGCAAGACCCATTGACCGGCAGAATATTGCCCGTGCTGGAGGACAAGAAAAACCACGTCATTGACGCCTTGCGGTATG